TTTCACTTCGAGAAATTAAGTAAAACAAACTTTAATAAAAAAGTTAATGCAGTTACTTTACAAAAGGATTATTTAAACGCTAGTTTTAATTACACGTCTAATAGTTGGGATAGAGAGATGCATAACATTAGCACTATGATTGATTCCACAATTAGTTTAAACACTGATTGGATTACGGAAACGCAAAGCACTCAATTAAATGATTTATTTAGCAGTCCTATTGTTTATTTGTGGGACGGAACGGAATATAGACCAGTAACAATTACGACAAATAGTTATGAGGAATATAAACTAGATAACGAATCGTTATTTAATTATAGTGTGACTTGCTCATTCGATACAATGGAAACTAGACAACGAGGTATATAATTATGGCAGTAGTTACAAGATTAGAATTAAAAGGTAGGAACGGATTAGATCCATTTGACAAATATCCTATTGCGGTTAATATTCCTGTTAGCTTAAATTACAATTTAGCAGATGTAAGGAATCCCGACCAGCGCAAAGCTAGTTTTAGTAAAACCATTAATCTAAATGGTACTAACGAAATTAATAAATTATTTGAAAATATATTTAGTGTTAATGTAGCAACTCAATATTTCAATAAGAATTTAAAGACACCCGTTAGGTATATTGTAAATGAGATTGAAAATTTCAACGGTGATTTACAACTGATTAAAATAAACATTAACCCTGATAATTCAATAGTTTACGAATGCTCAATTATTGGCGCGGGCGGTTCTTTGTTTGTTGATATTGGAGAAAAATATATAACAGGCAATGCAAATACTTCGGACGATTTAAACTTCAGCGCATACGACCACAATTACACACGTGCTAATCAAATAGCATCACGAACAACTTATTTAGGCACAGGCACAGGATATGTTTATCCGTTTGTTGATAGGGGAACGAATGGCAATAATGATGTTGTTTGGAATGTAAAAGATTTTTTACCTTGCTTTAGTATCTATGAATATATTACAAAGATAATAGCTGCAACGGGTAGAACATTTACATCAACATTCTTAAATACTGCTGAATTTAAAAAGTTAATTTGTTACCCGAATATAACTAAGGTAGATTTAACACAGGCACAATTAGAAAACCAACAATTTTATGTAGGTTTAAATAGCAATGTTACTCAAGCAAGTTTTACAGGTGGTTTTGTAAAATTAATTTATGATAAAGAAAATGGTCCATTCTTTGACGATGGAAGTCAAAATAACACTACAACGGGATTAGTTACAATTAACGAAAGTGGTTATTATAACATAGTTACAAAAGTTCTTTATAGAATTAAATTTACGCATAGTGATCCTACTGTTGCTTCTATGACTTTTAGTACATTTGCAGGAATAAACAATAGAATAAGAAAAGTAGTTGGTGCGAGTGATGTTGACTTAGCCGCAAACAATGATGTCTTTTTAAATTTAGGAACTTCAACGCATCCTATTAATAGTTCAATTCCAGTTAATACATTTGTTACAACTCCAATAAATGAAGTAGCAACGGGTGAAATATTTTTAAATACAGGTGATGTTGTTTATAACGGGCAAAAAGTTTTAAACTTATTTAATACGGGTAATGTATTTCGTAATGCAGTTGGCACAATAATAACAACGGGAACTGCTACATTTACAGTTGAAGCAATAAGCGGAATAAACGGATGTGCTTTTTATGGCTTAGTTAGTAGAAAGGAAGTAGTTGAGGGTAACCCATTACAAACTAACAAGGCACTACCAACTAACATAAAACAAAAGGACTTTTTTAAATCAGTTATTCAGGCATTTAATTTATATGTTGATGTTGATAAAGACAACGAGAATAATTTAATTATTGAAACCTTTGACGAGTTTTACGATGCCGATATAGTTGACTATGAAAACAAAACCGACTTAGCAAAAGAGCAAAGCATAAACCCAAATTTATTAGAGGGTAAAAGATATATTTATGCTTATAAAAGTGATGCCGATTATTTTAACGACTTATATCAAAAGACGTGGAATGAAACTTACGGAACTGAACAAATTGACGTTGAGAATGACTTTATAAAAAGTGATAAAAAGAATGAGTTGATATTTTCGGGAACTCCAAATGCTGCAAACTATGGAATGAGTATAGCGCATCCTCGCATATATAAACTAGACGGAACTGATAAAAAGACAATAGCATCTAACATTAGAATGCTTTATTGTGCGGTTAAAACAAGCCCAAATGCTTATACGTATAAACAAATAGGACAAACGGACTTAGTAACGAATGACTATTTATATGCTGGTATGGAAGACGATCCATTTAACCCTACTGTATCGTTAATGTTTGGACCACCAAAGGAAGTTTACTATAATTACATCAACGCTTATTTTACAACTAACAATTTATACAACCGATACCACAGGAACTATTTAAAGAATCTAATTAATAAGGATGCAAAGTTTGTAACTAAATATTTATGGTTAAACGAAAAAGATATTTATTTATTTAATTTTAGAAATAGATTATTTATTGACAGTGCTTACTACATAGTTAATAAAATTGAAAATTACAATCCATTAGAATTAACAAGTACAAAGGTTGAGTTAGTAAAGTTATTAGATACCGATGTCTTTACTCCTGAATCAATAAATATAAATGATAATACAGCGGTTAATGCTGGTGAAAACGTACAAAGTTATCGTTTGAATAGTTCGTTAAATGTAGGTACTAACATACAAAATAAAGGTACTAATTGTTTAGCTATTGGCGAAAATATTGTTATTCCTGCAAGTTGCGAGAATGTAACTGTAATAGGCAACAATATTACTATTGATGAAAATACAAATAATTTTACGCTTAATAATTTTGAAACTACGTCAACTGTTTTAAACACTAAAGCAGCTTGTAAAAGTGTATCGGCTAATTATAACGTATTGGCATTTGATGACTTAATATTGGTTACTACATCAACAACTAATAAAACAATTACGTTACAATATTTAAGCACTGATTATTTACAAGATAGTGTTAATTATGATTATGGTGGCTTTGCAGTATCTTATTTATTAACTAAGGTAATAACTATTAAGAAAGTTGATAGCGGTGCTGGTAACGTTATAATTGATGGCTTTGGCGCATTAATAGATGGGGCTGCTACATTTACATTAACGGCACAATATCAAAGTGTGACATTACAATTTGACGGAACTAATTGGAATAAAATATAATCATGATAGATAAAATAGAATATTTGGAATCACTTATGAACACGCAACCTAGTCAACTAATTATTGATGGCATAGCGTGTATTCATTTAAGTTTAAACATAGCCGCTAGCGGTAATAACGATTTAATTAAGGCAATAGAAAATGGCAGAAAATAAAGACATAGCGTTTAAATTAGAAATTGACGGAGTTGAGCAATCCATTAAATCGGTTAAGGATTTAAAAAGTGCAATTAAGTCTTTACAAGATGAAGCTGAAAATGCCGATTTAGGTAGCGACCAATATAAAAACGCTATTGAAAATATTGAGAAACTTAATGATAAATTAAAAGAGGTTACTCAAACCGAAAAGCAAGCGGCACAGGCTATGGAAGACATGGCTGAAGCACAAAAGGAAGCAGCTAAAGAAACAGGGGATTTAAGAAAACAATTTGAAGTTTTAGAGGATGAGTTATTTTTATTAGCAGGGCAAGGCAAACAAAATACAAAGGAATTTAGAGATTTAGCAAACGAAGCCGCTTTATTAAATAAAAAGATTGAGCAAGTAAATCAGTCATTAGAGGGCGGTGCTGCAACAAAATCAGCGGAGGGCTTCCAAATGTTAAGCGGTGGTTTAACAAGTGTTAAAGATGGTTTATTAGAACTTGACTTTGCTAAAGTTAAAGACGGATTAATGCAAGCCAAACAGGGTTTTGTCATGTTTGGTCAAGGTGCAAAAACTGCATTACAAGGTGTTAAGGGTGCTTTGATTGCAACTGGTATTGGTGCTTTGGTTGTATTATTAGGAACTATTATTGCTTATTGGGATGACATTAAAGGTGCTATTGATGGGGTTACTAGCGAACAAAAGAAACTTAATGCAGCGGCTGCTGAGAATTTAGCGGTTGAGCAAGATAAATTAAAATCATTAGAAGCATCCGATAATCTTTTAAAGTTACAAGGTAAAAGTGAAAGGCAAATATTAGAACTTAAAGTTGCTCAATTAGATGCTGTTTATGCATCACAAGAAGCGCAATTACTAACCACTATTCAAACTCAATTAGCACAGGTAGAAGCTGAAAAAAGAAATAAAGCTATTTTAAGTGGAATGTTAGATTTTACGATGAAACCTATTCAAGGTATTTTATCTGCTATTGATATGGCTGGTAAAGCATTAGGTAAAAATTTCGGTTTAGCTGATTCTATTAAAAAAATGAATCAAGAAGCTGGCACTAGTGAAGATGCAGAAAAAGAAGCAGCAAGGAAAAAAGAACTAGATGCTACTATACAACAATTAAAAGATTTACAAAGTAAAAGAGCGGGTTACACATTAGCTATAAAAAAGATTGATGATGATGCTGCAAAGGAAGCGGCTGATGCAGAAGTAGAAGCGGCTAAAATAAGAAAAGAAAATGCAGAAAAAGAAGCTGCGGAAAGATTAGCAAGACAAAAATCATTAGAGGAAGCACAACTATCTTTAACTAAAATTATTGTAGCTGAAAAAATAAAAGTTGAAGAAGATGGCATTGAGCAATTAGATTTAGTATTAGATAAAGCAACTCAAAAAAGAATAGATGATGCACATAAACAGAAATTAGGATACGAAGAACTTGAAAAAGAAAAATACAATTTAGCAAAGCAAGGTATTGAGGGTGTTCAAGCGTTAAGTGATATGTATTTTTTATTTAGGTCACAAAAAGCACAAAAGGGAAGTAAAGAGGAAGCAGAATTAGCAAAGAAAGCGTTTAACGTAAATAAAGCATTACAATTAGCAACTGCAACTATTAACGGAATACAAGCGGTACAAGGCGCATTCGCAACAGCAACAGCTTCACCAATAACAACTGTATTCCCTGTATATCCATTTATTCAAGCGGGGTTAGCTGGTGTACTTGCAGCTGCTAATGTTGCAAAAATAGCAGCGAGTAAATTTGATAGTGGTGGTGGTGGCGGTGCAACAGGTGGCGGTGGTGCTGCTCCAACTATGCCACCAATCCCCGCACCCCCAACAATAGCAACATCTGCTAACAATACAAATCAAACAACTGCATTTGACGAAAGCGGTAAAAACTTAGATTTTAAACAACCCCAAATAAACGTAACTGCAACCGTTGGAGTTGATGAAATTGCAAATAAAACAAATAGAGTAAGTGTACTTGAACAACAATCAACATTTTAAAAAAAACAAAAAACAATGGAAAATAAATTACCAATTTACTACGCTACTATAAACGAAGATTTAAGCGGCTTAGAATTAAAAGAACAAGGGATACAGAATATTGCATTAGTGGATAGCCCTGCTATGCTTACCGAGTTTTTAGCATTTAGCGAACATAAACCCTATGAGTTTAAATTTGCTTTACAAGAAGAGCAAAGAATAATAACAGCCCCAGTTATTGTTGCGGACTTACCGATATATCGTAAAGTTGATGATAAAGAATTTTATGTAGTGTATAAAAAGGAAACCAATATGCAAATATTACAAAAGTATATGCTAGATGGAAACCAACGTAAGGTAAAATTAACGCATGACACAACCGATTTATCAAAAGGTGTATTTGTATTTGAAGTATTTATATCGGATGCTAGTAGAGGTATTAAACAACCCGAAGCGTTTGATTTACCCGATGGAACTATTTTTTGCAGTATGAAAATTAATAATGACGATATTTGGAAAAAGGTAAAAAGTGGTGAAGTTAAAGGTGTTTCATTAGAGGGTTTCTTTGACTTAGAGCAAGAGATTGAATTGAGCGAAACAGAAATCGAAGCCATCATTAAAAATATTTTGTAAAAACAAAAAATAATACTATATTATTATAACGAAACTTAAATAAAATTAAATATGTTATCAAAAGAAACTAAAGATGCTTTAAAATCAGCATTGTTAAAATTAGGTATTGAATTGCCTGCAACTAAGGTAGAAACTGAAGTTGTTAAATTAGAAGATGTTGCGTTAATTGATGGCACTATGCTTTCAGTTGATAAAATGGAAGTAGGTGCAATGGCATCTTTTGTTGGTGCAGACGGAATGTCAATGCCTGCTGAGGGTACTTATGAATTAGCAGACGGAACTATGATTACTTGCGTGGCTGGTTTAATTACTGAAATTATGCCTAAAGAAGCAGAAGTGGAAATTGAAAGTCAAGCTAAACCATTAGAAGACGAAATGAAAGCTATTCTAAGTCGTTTAGAAGCATTAGAGAAAGTTTACTCTAGTAAGCAAACTACTTTAGAAGCTGAATTAACTGAAACTAAAAAAGGTTTACAAGTTGCTTTATCTGCTATTGATGCAATGGATAAAAATTCAGTAGCGTTGAATTTAGAAGCAAACACTAAAACAGAAAAAAACTATAACGAACTAACTCCTTTGGAATTATTCAAATTGAGAAAACAAAATAAGTTCGTAGGATAAAAAATAATAAATTATAAATTAACAAATAAAAAACAAAAAATAAAACAATGGCAATATCTTATTCACAATTAGTAACGATAAACGGAGTAGCTGCAGATCCAGTAATCTCTGAAATTATCTTTGAAAACAAAACAATCTCTGAGGGCTTAGTATCTTTTGAAACTGGTATCAAAGCAGGTACTATCTTTACTGAAAATGTAAACACAGTAACTATGCAGAATTGGGCAGTTAACCCATCAGCATCAGGAACTATCGGTATTAATGATGTATTAATCACTCCTGTTAAAGTTGAGTATTTAGACGCATTCACTCCAAACGATTTACGTACTTCTCGTTTTAATCGTGATATGAAGCCGGGTGCTTGGAACGATGTTTCTGACGAGTTCGCTAAAATGGTTTTAAACGGTGTTGCAAAGTCAATCTCTGCTGACGCTGAAACTAAGTTTTGGAATGGTGCAACTTCAACTACTAAAACGGCTGTTGCTGCTTTAACTGCTGGTACTGCAAATACATCTGTTGGTGCTGCTGAAAAAACTTTAGTTGCTGCAATGCCAACTACATTATTTGATTCAGTTATTACTCGTGCTATCTATAATAACGCTGCTGTTGGTGGTCGTATTAAAGTAGTAGGTACTGCTGCAATTACTGCTGGTACTATTGTTGCTCAATACCAATTATTATACGCTGGTATCGTTGCTGAAACTTTATCTGCATCTGACGAAAAAGCATACATCTACGCTCCACGTTCACACAAACAATTAATCAATATTGCAAATGTTAACTTGACTTACCGTGATGTGTTTAGCGTTGATATGGTTGCTGACAAATATTATTATTTAGGTGTAGAGATTAAATTTGTTCCAATTGCTGAGAATGTAATGTTTGTTGCGTTACCAAGTAACATCAAATGGTGTACGGATTTAATGGAAGATTTAAACATGGTTGTTATTGATAAATTCCCTCAGCCACGTAAAGATTATTTTTACGATGTAGTGTTTACAATCTTTGCTCACGTAACTAACCAAAGATTTAATACTTTATACGTAGGATAAATAAATTAAAAAAGTGGTTGCAAATTGTAACCACTTTATTTTTTAACATTATAAAATTATAAAAAAATGCCTTGTCCATTAACTCAAAATTACGTTTTAAAAGACTGCTTAACAACCGCTGGTGTAGAATCATGGTTGGTAACTCCTTTTGCAAATGTATTAACTACAACGCTAACAGCGAATGTAGTAACTGCTATTACTAAAACATTAGCATGGAAATCATACGCTCAAGAAACTGAACAATCAATGTGGTCTTATACAGGTGCGGGAACTAACGCAAATGGTACTAAGGCTTACGATTGGTCTTGTACTATTAAAACAAACGGTTTAAACACTTTAGATCAACAAGAATTAGATACTTTATTAAGTAACAAAGTTGTTTTAATTGCTAAAATGTACAACGGTGAATATTGGATGCTAGGTAGAACTTTTGGTTCAACTGCAATCGATTCAGCGTTTGAATCAGGAACTGCAATGGGTGACTTTCAAGGTAGTACATTAACTATCAAAGGTCGTTCAAACGTTCCTGCTGTAAAAGTTGATACTGCTATCATAGCTGGTTTATTAGTATAATAAATTAATTAATATATTAAAAAGAAAGCAATCTTAATCGGTTGCTTTTTTTTATTTTTGTAAAAGTTTAAAAAATTACTATATTATATTAGTGATATTAATTAATAAAAATACAACTAACAAAGTAATTTTAACGCTTAGCGAAAAAACTACTTTAACAAATGCCAAGTATTTATTTGAAGTTACTAACGATATGAGTAATGCAGTAAAATGCTTTATTGCTGCGGATATAAGTGCAAATAAATTAAGGTATAATGAATTTGATTTTATAGAGAATGTAACTGAAAATTTATTGAATGGTACTTTTAGTTTAGAATTGAGTGGCTTTTACAAATACAATGTTTACGAGCAGGCAAGTACAACAAATTTAAATCCATTGTTAGCTTTAAATTTAATAGATAAAGGTAAATTGAATGTGGTTTCTCAAATGAGTACATATCCAGTTTACACAGGCAATCAAAATAACACAATAGTATATGGCGGTTAAATTTCAGTATATTGATAACAAGCACATGATGTCTTTTAAGGCTATGCCAAAATTGATATTCAGCGAAGATACAAAAGGTTACATAAAGTATGGCAAGGATAATTTATATCCGCAAGAATTGGTACGCTTATTTAACGAGCATCCTGAACACAGAGCAATTGTTAATCGTAAATCACGCTATATTTTTGGCAAAGGAATTAAGGCAGTTAATGAAGTCGATACAATTAAAGTGCAAACATTTGTTGACAATTTCAATCGTAAAGAATCTTTAAATCAATGCGGTAAAAAACTAACAACTAACACGGAATTATTTAATGGTGTTTATGTAGAAGTAATTACCAACTTGCAAGGTCAACCGATTGAATTTTACTTTTTAAATTCTGCTAATTGTAGAATTTCGGAATGTGAAACTAAATTATATTTCTCTAAAAATTGGAGCAAAAATACTCAAAGCAGAGATATTAAAACAATCTATAAATTTGAGAATAACGGAACTGCAGGAACTTTCTTTATTGACTTTAAATATTACACAGCAAGTGCGAGTAAAATAGAAAGCGTTTATCCAACTGCACAATATCAGTCAATCGTTAACGATATTAATACAGATATTGATATAAGTACTTTTAATAAGAATTATGTTAGTAGCGGTTTTTCAGTAGGTAAGATTATAAACTTTTTTAACGGGCAGCCAACGGATGACATGATTCATTCTATTGAACGTGCATTTAAAGGCACTTATACAGGCGAGAACGGAGAAAGTCTTATGATTACTCACTCCGATAGAGATGACAAAGCACCCGAAGTAGTGGATGTATCGGTAACTGATTTATCTGAAAAATTTGCTTTTACTTCAAAGCGTGCGATGAAAAAAATATTTGCAGGTCACGAAATGGCGCCTGAATTATTTAATATAAAATTTGATGATTCATTTTTAAGTGGCAGTCCCGATTTATTAATTTTGCAAGAGTTATTTGTTAAAGGATATATTGAGCCACGTCAAGCTGACTTATTAGAATTTATATCTTATTTATCTTTTTTAAAAACTGGTGAATATTTAGAAATGATGTTTGAGCCTATCAGTTTAATTGGTGCGGACTTAAGTAACGATGCAGATTTAACGCAAGATGAACGCAGAAAATTAAAAGGATATGAGCCATTGGTTGCTATCCCTACCGATATAAATGGACAGCCTTTGCCTATTACTGCAACAATTACCAACGATAATTTAACAGGCTTAAGTGCAGCGGATAATGCCGATATGTATCGTATTGTTAGAGATTACACAAAGGGCAAAATAAATGAACATTTAGCAGTTACTAGATTGACTGCTTATGGAATTGATGAAAATCAAGCTAAGAAAATATTAGGTATTGAAGTTAAAATGTCAAGTGATAATGATCCAATATTAATGGCATTAATGAGTTGTGGACGTATTGAAGACAAATCAACTTATACTATTTTAAAAAGAGAAAAAGTTAATTTTAAAAGTTCGGTTGATGCTTTAAAATACGAAAGGCAAATAATGAAGTTTGCGGATGCCTTAATCATAACCGTACAAGAATTAGACAACGCTGTTTTGAATGCCTTAAAAGGCAACCCAAGCATGTCTATTAACGAATTAGTTAGCATTACTCAAAGTGAATTTTATAAAGTTGAGCAATCAATAGCTAGGTTAATTGATAAAGAATTATTAACGGATTCAGTTAGTGGTTTTAAACCAACTGCAAAGGCATTAGAAAAAAAAACTGAACCAATTGAAAGTGACGAAATTTATACTATTTATAAATATGAAGTAAATGAAGATAAGCCTAGTTTAAGACCTGGCGGTAAATCTCGTACTTTTTGTGTTAAGATGTTAGCCAAAAAACATGAATATGATTTTGAAGAGTTAGATAGAATGACAAACGATTTAGGAACTAATGTTTGGGACTATCGTGGTGGATATTATAATAACCCTAGCACAGGACAAATAGATCCCGACTGCAGACATTTATGGATGGCAGAAACTCGCTTAAGAAAAAAGAAAAAATAAACAATGGCTGACGTATTATTCATACAGGAAGACTACTTTAAAAAACTCGCGGGAGTTGATGGAA